ACCGGCCACTTGGAGCCACGGAGCCACACTCCGCCATGCCCGCCAAGAGACGAGTTGAGCTGAGAGAAGCAGCCGCGGCACGCTGGTGCTTCACTCTGAACAACCCCACCGATGAAGAGGTGGCTGCCGTGAAAGCCTGGAACCCGAGTGAGTACCACTATGCAATAGTGGGGCGTGAGCGAGGGGAACAAGGCACCCCCCATTTGCAGGGCTTCATCCATATGAAGAAAAAAGGCCGACTAAGTGCTTTAAAAAAGCTTCTTAGTCGGGCCCACTGGGAGAAGGCCCGTGGGTCTGATGAAGACAATGAGGAGTATTGCTCTAAAGAGGGGGACGTCATACTTACCCTGGGCATACCGGTGAAGGGTAATCGGAGCGACCTGTCCGGAGCTGTTGCTGCCGTGAAAGCCGGAAGTCGAATGGCGGATATTGCGCGAGACTTCAGTGAAGTCTACGTCAAGTATGGGCGTGGCCTACGGGAGTTGGCCCTTCTGATTGGTCAGAAGCCCCGCGATTTTAAAACTGAACTTATCGTTGTTACCGGCCCATCGGGCGTTGGCAAGAGCCGTTACGCTAATGAGTACCCTGGAACGAAGTTCTATAAGATGAAAGGGGAATGGTGGGACGGCTACTCTAACGAAGAGGTAGTCGTCATAGACGACTTCTACGGGTGGATTCCGTTCTGTGAGCTGCTTCGTCTCAGTGACCGGTATCCACACAAAGTCCCAGTAAAGGGTTCATATGTGGAGTTTAACTCTAAGGTTATTATAATAACAAGCAACACCCACCCCGAGACGTGGTATAACGAGGAGAAGTGCCACACTCCCGCCCTGTTCCGGCGTATCAATCGGTGGTTGATGTGGGATGCATGGCAGTTCGTGGATGCTCCGGAGAGTGTGAAAAAATACCCCATCAACTATTAACGCTCGGCCGGCGGGACCGTACCGGAGCGACCGGCGACAGCCGGGAGCGGAGGTACTAACACTTGCTTCAAAATAAAGACATTACACAGCATTAAGTTTCGATCTCTTTATTTGGGGCTGCTCAGGTGGGTCAGGTTCATTTGCCTGAATTCAACATAAATAGTTACTTTAGCATGGTATAATATGGCATCGTGTGGCTGTGGCCAGCTGATGCCCAGCCCGTAGTGCTTGACCCTGGTCCCCGGGCTGGGTAGGTTCTGGTCATTCTTCTTCATTAGAGGGATCCAAGCGCTTCTCGGGTTGTTTAACCAGAGAGCTGCAGTTACATTCCCTGCATCTGTGTCGGTAATGGAGAGTTGTGGACGGGGTCTGAATAGCCTTTTAAACCCCTTTCTTAAATCCCACTGCCTAGCCCCGTCCCAGTTAGCCAGTGGGTCTGCTGTCATGCCGGTCTTCTTGAAGAAGTCTTCCAGATGGTTGTCTTGAATAGGCACGTTTGTGCCAATTCCGTGCCATGATCCCCAATTTTCATTGAGGGGGCGCATTTCAAATTTGGCCAGCCGGATTCTATAATCTTCAAACGGTAGTCTCCAGTTAATGCTGCCCCAGTCGAGGAAGTCATCTAACATGATATTTACTCCATCTGATCCAAATTTCAGGTTGACGTCTCCACTACCGGCACACTCTTGTCTGTACATGCGTACAAATCTCATTCTGTATACCCGGTTAGTGCGATGACCACGCCTATTACTGTATCTCCTCCTCCTCCAGTGACGTCTACGCCACCGTCTTCTGTTTGGTGCAGCATAGCGCCGCCTCTTTGCAACCTACAAATCAACCAATAGAAAACCATTACGAAGCCCGTGGCTCCAAGTGGCCGATTAGTATT